GATCGTGTCAGCTTGGACTTAAAGAACCTCTGGTGGCGTGAAGGACGATACTCTCCTGATATGCGCCAATCATTGACGCAAGAAGTTATTGCTAATATAGGTCCAACCGTTGGGCTGGGACTTAACTGGGCAGACGCTTGGCAGTTAGCGGGTGAAGGTCAGTGGGGGCGTGCATACGAGAAAGCTGTTCCTGCTATGTTTGCCAGACCTGCCACCGCATACCGTCTTGGAACTGAAGGTGCTACATCTAGTGGCGGTGAGGTTATTGGCGGGCTCTACCCAGAGGAATTCACTGCATGGCAATTAGGAATGCAAGCCATTGGTCTACAACCAGAGAAACTTGCGCAGGCACAGAAGGCGGCTATACAAGCTTAGACTTACGAGCAAAAAATCCTAGACCGACGCAACTCGTTACTTGACCGCCTGTGGATGGAGCGCGGCAAGCCTAGTTATGCAGATGCGCTACAAAAATCCAACGAGTTCTCTCTGAAGTACCCAGAGGTTGCTATCGATGGCGACGCTATCTCCAACTCGTTTGACGCTCGTGCAGAAGCTAAAGCACAAGCCGAAGCAATCGGCGCAAAACTAAATACAAAGACGCTAGGACGCACCGCTCCTATGTTGCGCTACGGCATGCAGTAATCACCTACGCCAGACCCGCAGACCTTTGATGCCGTCTTCGATGACGGCTTTTATTGTCACCTTAAATCCAAGCCGCTTAGTTACGGCTTGGATTATGGTTTTACTTTCTTCTATTCTTAGGCACGGTATAAAGAACGACGTGCCTCTCTTGAACCTACGCCAGTTAATGTTGTAATCAAGGTCATTTACCCTCATCGGCGGAGTCGGCCTCGTCCGTATCTGAAGTACCCATGAACGCATCGGGGTCTAGGAAATCACCCTGCGAGCAATCAAATACAAAGACGTCAACAGGTGGAATACCGCTAATCTTCGTACCTTTAGCCATGCGCTTCTTCACTATGCCGACATAGACGCCGTCGTTTGTAAGCGAGGCCAGCACATCTTTAATAGTGATCTGGTGCTCAGCACACCACGTCCGCAACTTCTTACAGATAATAAATAGCTTCTTAGTATCAGGCTCCATCCGGATAATAAGTTCACCCTGTGGTTCTAAGATAGGAAGCATCTCTACCCCAGTACGTTTGTCCGCCTTATCGTTAATCACCAAAGTGTTGCGACGATGCTCGCTCCAGTATTCACCGATCACGCTAGCATGCGTAGTAACTGGGGGTTTATTCTCCAAACGCATTTGACCAAATTCAGCTGTAGCCCACTTGAGCACACGACCGACGTTAATGCTGTGAATCCCTAAACGCTTGGCAAACAAAGCACCTGCTAGATTGCAAGCCGCCACACCTGACCAGAACCGCTCGCGGTTGGTAAACCCCATCTGCTCGTCAATGATGCGTTGTAACTGTTTGACTTCAAGGATGCGCTCTTCCAAATTTTCTACCAAGTCACGCATGTAAATAGGGCCTGCATGACCATAGTTTGTGTACAGTTTGGGGTACAACTCGTCAGCCTCTTGCTTAGTCATCAGCTTAGTCTCAGGGATTTGGTACTCAATTACCCGCATGAGCTCACCGTCAGGTGTGGACTTCAAGGACTTAAGCTTATCTACAGCAGATGCGTTTGAGGAACAGAGAAGGATAGTCTGCCACTTAGCCATGTTGATACGTTCAGAGTTCTCACTGGACTTCATCCGCCCACGGCCTCGGCCTTGTGAAACTGCATACGCAAAGTCAGAGAAGTCGTCTGCCTTCATCTTGGTGATCTCGTCACAGCCCAAGCCCATATTGTTCATAACGCCCAGTCGGTGTAAGCGCACATTCATCGTATCCCGCTCGATCAACATTAGTTCTTCTGGATGCCCAAACACACTGTGCATAGCCTTGATTGCTGTTGTCTTGCCTGTGCCAGACTCGTTGTTAATCATGTTAACGATTGCGCCCTTGAGGTTTAGGTGGCGCATTAACGGCGCACCGAATGCAGTAAAGAACCCAAAGGCATGCGGCTCAAATCCCGGCTGGTCATACGCATTCACAACGCTTTGCCATTCCTCATAAGAGCCAACTGGGTTAAACCAATCTACAAGCCCCGAGGTGTAACTAGATGGTGGGCTGTACTTGTCACCCTGTGCGGTGATTTCTTTCTCGCCAATAATGAATGACTGGTTCTTCTCGGTCCAGCCGAATTGTGATCTCATAATTTCTGCTCCTTGTTTGTATTGCATCTCTTTCACCGATCGAACGATGTAAGCCATGATGTTGTCCATTTGTTTTTTCAGCGCCACGACGCCAAACCAAGCCAGCCGTTCGCGCAACTTATCTGTTGTTAGTAAATCCACTACAGCCAAAGCAAACTCTTTCACGCCGTCACGTGGTGTGTGCAGACGCATCCAAATGGTTTCACCCGCTTGCGGGTCTTTTAATCGCTTGACCACATACAGGTCATGCTCGTAAATCAAGTCGGCTTCGGGGTCATCCTCATCATCTGACTTGCGGTAGACGCCGCCGTTCTTACCTCTGAAGTATGGAAAGGGGTACTCAGGTACGTCATAGACGACCGTCTTTTCCTCAACCACATACTCAATCTTGTTGTCCTCGGGTGGCGCTGCCGCAATCTCTGCGCCGAGCGTAATAGGGGATTTGATCTTGCCTTTATGTATGCAACCTACGCAACCTGATGGATTGATAGCCTCCCACGACTCACATGTATAAGGCCCTCGTATTAGTTCAACCTTAGCAATCGTGGCATCAGGGTTGTAGTCTGAATGATCTCTAGATACATCATGGATAGCTGTACCAACATCGGTACAGAACTTAGCAATAGACAACGTCGCACGCCAACGCGGTTCATCTAAAATCTTTTGATCAGCAATAGCTCTAGCTAGCTGCAGACAGCCTGTTCCGTTTACGTTCTTGTCTACTATGATTTGGAATCGGTGCTGTCGGTTACCCATCAGCGCCTTAGTCATATCATCTGCAAATGTAGGCAAATAGTCAGGCGTCTCATCCATCACGCCCAGCTTGTCTTTGAAATCCTCAAACGAAATATCGTTACCCATCACCATAACTGCTACTTCTAGCGGCGGCTCGGCTTTGTGGTTAAACGTATCTGGCATCCTCAATATGGATGCGGCATCAGCCGTGCGGCTGGGGTCGGCTTCTAAGCCTTCCTCATTACACAGAACTTTCAAACGCTTAGCCACATTCACCCACTCTTTGCGGGCAATCGGTGCAGTCAAAGGCCAATAGACATGTAGTCCTCGACCCGAATTCACTACAGTCGGCTTCGGTAATCCTACGGTTTTGCAAAAACCTTTAAGTGCTTCTAGCCCTTCAGACTGATCCGCATATGGCTTACCTGTTCCGCAGTCAATGTCAAGCCAAAATGACTTGATGTTTTTCACGTTATCGTTAGTACGTGAACCTGATTCTTCATACTTTGCGCAAGCAAAATAGACGTCAAACTGCTCATCCAATAAATCTTGAACGGCGTCTTCTACACCCTGCATATCCTCAACAAATATTTGCCGAGGGTGACCTGTCTTCTTCAGACCGACCACGCAGTACCACCCGTCTGGCGATAGCACCGCCGACAGTAACCCTGCTCTTGTCATAGCCGCCTCTAAGAAATGCGTCGGAGGGGCGCGGCGAGCCCCGTCCAAACGCTACTGAACAAACCCAACCTTAGAAAGCATCTCGTTAATTTTTGCTTCGTGTACCTTGCGTGGAATCCAATCGCCTGAGAACCATTTATAGATTGTCATGCGGCTAACTCCAAAGTACTCAGCGACTTCACGAACGGGATAATCTTTCTTAATACAGAATCGCCCCAGCTTTACGCCGGAGCTCTCTGTACTTGCTTCTTGGTTGGCGCGAACGATTCGAGTTGCGTAACCTCTGTTATCCATTACTCGTCTTCAGTCCACTGTTTGAGCACGTCATTGAATTCCTTCTTAGTAGCGGGCTCGGCGTTCTTTTTAGCAGTACGCTTTGTTGGCTCAGGCATGATTTCTTCATCCTGTGCTTTAGGTGCGGGTGCGGCAATCGCTTTCTTCTTAAAGCCATCGGTCTGTGATGGAGTCTGTACAACAGCGGCTTTAGCGGCAGGGCTATCACCTTTGTCTTTAGCAGACATCCACTCTTCTTTGGATAAGAAACGCACGGGCTTAAAGGTCAACTTGGGAGTATCGCTATCGCTGTCCATACGCATCTCTGTTACCAAAGTGCTGATGCTCTTACCTTGCGCGCCGACATACTTAGCGTATTGTTGGAACGGCATCTTGTCTACATCACCACGACCGAAGATTGACTTAGCGGGTAATACCAACTGAAACACATCGCCTGCAACGTCGTCGGCTAATAGAACAGCCAAGCGTTGTTGGTAACGGCAAGCGCGGGAATCGCCTTGACCAGAACCTTTGATGTTTTGCTCACAGCCTTCGCAAGAAGAATGTTGTGGGTACTCGATGCTTGCATCGGGCTTGTCACCGTCGTTAGACCAGCAATCGGGGTGCGAAGTCTCACCAGCAACATACTTACCAGCGTAGAAAGAACGCGACACTTTTGTCGCACCATTAACAATGACGATGTTCATTGAACGGTTTTCATTCTTAGCAATCTCTTCACCACTGACCATCATGCGGAACACACCGCCACGGATGGAGATGCGTTTCATGCCGGTATTACCAGCAAGCGCTTTGGTCATGTCGTCGAGGCCGACGTCCTTTAGGTAGTCAGGGAGATTGTTGCTAAAGAGCGCGAGGTCGTTACTCATTTGATTTTCCTTTAATAAAATTGAAAAAGACATTTGCGTTATGTACCAATTCTTCAACTGATACGTATTGCTTGTTCTGTTTGTTCAGCTCAAGCGCATGATCTACCGCACGCTCTCGGTAGTACATTTGGTCACGTTCCATGCGGAACATCAATTCTTCGTCCATTACTTCCTCCGGATGGTGATTTCATATTCTCGGTCGATGTTCAACCCCATAGGTTCACTATCAGGATTGTTCTCCAAGAACTCTTTCATATTCATTTGATGAATACGTTTTTCTAGCAACTGCATTGCTTCATGCTCGCGCATAAAGGTGTAGAAGCTTTCCCAGTCATTAGTCCAATAGCGGTCTTTGACGGTTCGATACGCAGTTCCCTGCGGTGTTGAAAAGCTAGTAACGCCAGTCTCTTTAGAGACCTCAAGTAACTTCTGCTTTAGGGTAGTCATCTGCTCTTCTAGCTCGGCAGTATCAGCCTTATACTTTGCGTATATGACATCTTTTGAATCGCGAATCTTAATATAAGCGCCGACGATTTTGTCAATAGAAACATCTTGTTCCATACTCTTACTCCAATTTGTTTTTTATAGTGTCGGTGATCCCCACCAACAAAAATCATTATACTCTATTTGTTGACTTTGTCAAGAGTTAATTTCATTTTTATACAGATCAATAATCTTGTTATGGAAGTCCAATTTGTTTTGCAACATAGAGTAGAGTTTTGTTTCTACTGGACTACCTTCAAGATGTACGATCGTCATGGGGTTACGCTGTCCGGGCCGATCGATACGTGCGTTTGCTTGCAGGTATGTTTCAATCGACGTGACAGGAGCGTACCACACGATTACGTTTGCCGCAGTTAGGGTAACCCCATGTGCCGCCGCTTGTGGTTGAATCAAAAGTACTCGTGGTTCATCTGACTCTTGAAACCTTTTGAAGATATCGGTACGCCTTGACACGCTTACAGAGCCATTGATTATCTCTGACGTTACCTTGTTCTTTGTTAGGAAATCTTGCACTAAATTTAGTGCATGTGTAAAAGGTATAAATACTAAAACTTTATGACTTGCTTCTTCAATAACTTCTAACAAAATGTTTAATCTACTGGACGCGTCAAACTCAATTACATTTTTAGTATCGGTGTATACAGCGCCACAAGATATTTGGAGCAATTTGTTTAGCTGTGCCGCCGCATTTACGGCAGAAACTTCATCGCCAACTGCTTCAATCAGCATTTCTTTCTTGAGGTCTTTGTAGTATTTAGATTGTTGTGGTGTCAGTGGCGCAAACCGCGAAGTATGTGTTACGTCAGGCAAGTCAATGCAATCTTTTTTCTCAAAACGAATAGCGGGTTGTAGTAAGTTATGCACAATACTTTGGGCTTGTGGTTTTGGGATCCATTTAAACCGTGTAAATTGATACATAACAACGTCGCGAAATGCTGTGTACAAGTGTGGGGTTCTTGCTGGCACACATAGTTTGGCTAAGCCATAAGCATCTAGCGGTGATTGCGCTGCGGGTGTACCCGTCATCATCCATACCCAAGTATCAGGAGTGATGATCCTCCTCAACGTTTTAAATCGCTCAGTCTTTGGGTTCTTGTACGCATTAGCTTCGTCAATGATGACTAGGTCAAACCCACCAGCCTTGAGTTCTTCCTCAACGATTGCCACCCCATCGTAGTTAATGATGACGTACTCGGCAATGCCTTCGACAATAGCCTTGCGTTTCTTGCGATCGCCGTGCGCTACATCTACATGGCGGTGAACAGCAAACTTAAACAAGTCGGCTTGCCATGCGGCTTGCATGATGGACACAGGACAGATAACCAATACCCGTCGTATGTATTCCTGCTCAAGCAGGTAGTCTGATGCCCAGATAGCTGATGCAGTCTTACCAGTACCTTGTTCGTTAAAACAAAAAGCGCGTGGGTGCAATGTCAGAAAGGATGATGTTTCCTTCTGATGATTCATTGGTTTAAAAAGTCCGGGCCAGTTGTAATCGCGCTCAATCGGAGACGGCACATCAGGTAGCCCTAATGTCTTAAGCATCTGTGCTTCCTTCAACCCCCAATGGACAGCTACTGAACCATCAGTAGTCTCGGTGCTTTTAGCAATCGTAGAAAGAATCTTTTGCGGTTCTTCTGTTTCAATCAGTAGGTACTTGTTGTTAATTACTTGCATGTTCATACTTTTATCCGAGCCATAGGTGCATACTGGTCAATGACATTGTGAGTTTCTACTTCACCCAAAGCAACAAGGCGCTGAGCTACAACATTTAGATAGTCATCTTCAAGAGGGGTTTCCATAGAAATCCAACGAGTTCCATACGCAAGCATCCAAGCCCCACGAAGTTGTTCCACGGTTAACTCAAACGCTGGGTGTTTGTCCAAGTCGGTACTCCTAAGATTTACTTGTCGTGGATAGCCTTTAAGACTATTCGTGGTATGGGGGCCAATGGTTATAGTTTTTCCAGTGGTTGAACTAGCAAAATAATATGTCCCGTGAAGACCCTGCGTAAGGGTTGCCCCCGTCCCGCCGTTACTTAATGGTATGGTCTGATTTGCGAGCGTAGGATCGATTGTTTGTGGCTGATTTGACGCGCAAGTTTGATCTTGTGGTTTTCCCACCTTTGCTAAGAGGTTTTTTATGATCGACATCTTTTCCATCTCCCTTGTGAACTAATCCTGCTTCTTCCATGATGCGCCGTGCTTTGTTGCGCTCGGCTCTTTTTTTCTTAACGGCGGGCGTGCCGTCGTATGTTTCGTATTCGTGCTTGTATGGTCTTGGCTTGTTGACGTATGGCATAGGGACTCCTAAAGTTTCTTGCTGTTGTGTTCGCAGTCGGTTACAGGGCACCAACCACGGCAGGTAAAGTTTGGTCGCGGGTTCCAAACATCCGTAATCATCGCACTCTCTAGCTGATTTGTCTCGGGTATCCACTTGCTCCAAACATCAGTTTGTTGATCTGCATTGAACTCGGCGCGAACCAAGTCTTTGACAACCAAAAACATCAAGCCAGCCTTAATTGTTTTTACTTCCGGAAAGTGCTTAAAGGTTAGTAGGGATAGCAGTTCAAGTTGTTTCTTGTCGGCGTACCGACTGCTCTTGCTAGTCTTGTAATCAATGATGCGCGCTTTTTCGCCATCGATAACAAGTAGGTCGGCAATGCCACGGAACCAAACGTTCTTGTCTCTAAACCCGCATGGTTGCATGTCCTTAGTCAAGCCCATCTCGTACTCACACAACTTCTCGCCCGACAAAGCTTTCAGTGGGTCAAGGAACGGCTGGATGTAGGCGTACTTTTCTGGTATCGCAGTACCGTCACGGATATATTCTTCGGCTGCCTTATGAACCGCACTGCCGTAGAGCAAGTGTTCCTGTGGTGGCTCGACGATATCCTTGACGATACGCATCCTGTGGTACTTGCGTGGGCACTGCTGAAATAGCGAGATGCTGGAATATGACCATGTGTAGTTCACGCTAAGCCCCATTTCTCAATAGACATTTTCTTACTGCAATCGCCATAGTTTTTACCTGCGCCGATCTCACATGCTAGTGGTAGCGTCTCAGCCCACTTGGGTCTCCAACGCATACATTCATTTACATATTTAATAGCCTCATCACGCTCTGCTTCGGGCACTATACAAGCCACAGCATCATGCACAGTTAAAACTGGCTGATATCTTTTAGATATCTTTAACATTTGCTCAGCAATCACACAACGTGCAAGGGCTTGACATAAGTTCTCCACTACCTTACCGCCGTAAATTCGCACTGTGCCTTTGCGAGTATCGTAGACGTACTGTGCTCGGCCCCGATCATCAACTTCGGTGGCACGCAGATTCATATACTTGAGAGGTAAACCGCTAGGTAGATCATACCCAATTCCGGGAAGAACACTTACTGCCTGCGGCTGTTTTCCAAATGTAGTAGTAACAAGTTTTTCACTTGACAACGCATCAAGTGTGTTGTGTCCTTCATCCCATAGCGCGGGGATATATGGGAACTCTTGGCGATACACCTTCAAAATATGTTGGCACATGTTGTCGTCCAAACTTACCCCAAAGTTCTTGAGTTGCATCTGAAACTTACGCCAACCCATGCCGTAGCCCGCACCAAGAATTGTTGTCTTACCTACAAAGCGTTCAGAGTCGTTAATGATTGAGTCGTCTTTGTTATATATCTTTGCCGCCATGATCTTGTATACGTCCAAACCTTTTGCGAACGCACTTACTAAATCAGCTTGCCCTGATAACCATGCAACAATCCGCGCCTCGATCTGTGAGGAGTCGGCGTCGATCATGACGTAGCCTTCGGGTACTACGATAGCAGTCTTGAGGGGCGACTTGCGCGGTATATTCTGTAGGTTCAGTTTGTCGTCCCCGCCCCAACGCCCTGTGTGTGCGGCATAGTATCTCAGGGGTACTGGAAGGCTACCACGCTTCGCTATGGAGATAAATCTCTGCGTGCGTGTCTCTTCTAGTGTGGACTTTGTCCCAAGGCGCGCGGCCACAAGCGCTTGCACTCGCTCATCCCAATGCTCTGCTAGGGCCTTGAACCCTTCATCGCTTTTAGCTAAAGCCAACGCCATCTTACCTGTCGTGGGGCTAACCTTCATAGGTGGTGGAACACCATACTCAATCAGGCGCTCGGCAAACTTCTGATTGGACATAAGAACTCCCCTGTCGGCGCACGCCTCAGCGATCAAGGCTTCCTTCTTCTCTTGTACTTGTACAAGATGTTGCTCAAGTACTGGTAGATCAAGGCGCAAGGTCGGCTCTGTGAACATACGGAGAGTCATGTCTATTAGACGTAGCTCAGGCTTTTGAAAGTTTGCTTGTAAGATTTGGAATAGGTCGTAGGTCAGCTTGACGTCGTTCTTACAATACTCGCCGTATTGTTTTAGGTCTGCCTCAGTGAAGTCGGCGCGACGCTTACCCATTGCCGCAACAACCTCAGTTCCCTTGACCCCTAAGCCGTAACGCTCGGCGGCTTTCGCTAAGCTATTACCTACCTCAGTGCCATCAACAGCACGAAGCATTGCTAAGGTATCAAGAAGAACTTTTGGTTTAATGCCAAACCGCCACGACAAAATCGCGGCATCGAACATGCAGTTGTGCGCAAGAAGAAAAGACTCACCCCAAGGAAATTGCATGAGCCACTCTTTGGTGGCTTTCATATCCCCGCTAAACCACGCAGTTTCCTCGTCGTTTAATTTAACGCCAACGCCTATGGCTTCAAAACGGTCATCACGAATGTATTCCTCCGTCGTCAGTTTAGATAGAGAGAAGTCTTTGTCATAGAACGTCTCGAAGTCAAGTGCAATTAGGTTCATGTAGTCTTTCTGTTAATCCACCAATGCTTTAGGTCGTACCACATATGTACCAAACCAATGCACGCCCTATCCATTAAAGGTATACGACTTTCAAGGTGTGATATCTGTAGTTTTAACTCGGCGTTTTCTAATAGCAACTCGCTGTTGTGCATGGACATAAGGTTCCATGCTTTCTGTACGTCCGCACTTACACCTTTCATTTTCATACGCCACCCACTTTCATAATGCCATACTCAGAACGCTTCCAAAGAAACGCAGTAGACGGTGTAGCCCCAGCACTAAATAACTCTGCTATCGTATAGACATTCTTGTTATGTCTTGGATATCCCGGGCCAACGTATCTCTTCACGTCTCGGTAGTGTGGTAGGTAAGTGATGCCATTTAGTTTATAGACAGCGTACTGATGTAACTCGGTGCGGTCGTCGTCTTTTGCTTTTGTAGTCATTTAGTCACCTCTGGCTGTGGTGAGAACTTAGCAATCTCGCGGTTTAAATACCAACGTGCTTTGCACAGGTCTTCATAGTGACTACCTTTGTGGTCGGCGCGACTAATGTATTT